ATTTCTTATAAAAAGAAAAATGATAAATCTAAGCCCTCAAAAGCTAAAGATTTCGTCCGAAAGGATGTTGCTGGAAACAGCAAAATTGAGTCTGTAAAGACTCAAGCGGAAAATGCACAGGTCACCCAAATAACACAACGACCTGTGTATACTTATTCCAAAGAAGAATTAGCACACACTTTAATTTCAAAAGGATCTAATTATACCTTTATTGCAAAAAACAAAGAGATAGAAACAAGCATGAAATTGCAACTCAGAAATCCTGCCAGAATAGCCGTAGACACTCACGGTCATCCAACACTAGCCAACTTACGCAGTGGTTTCGAGATAAGTATATTATCTAAGCATGCCTATGATAGAATCTGGGATATTGGAGCTTCCAACAGAAACAGACAACTCAAAAACTGTTACAAATCTAGACCAGCTATGGGACCACAAGATAACACACGATTGGTAACTTTTTTCAATACTACAAAAGACATCGACTACCAAATCAACACCTGGAACGCTAAACACAACACAACATATACCAATGACTATACAGACTTATATTGTTTATGTTGTTTGGACTTATATCCTAAAAACGATAAACCACAAGGACCGAAAGTTACTACGTTATGTGAGCATTTACAAACGTATCAACCTCAGGTAGCCTTATCAACAGACGTGTTATATTATGCACAACAATTGCACATGGCATCTTTAATTCAACATGATGTGCATGTTTTGTATACTATATGTCACGTTTTCAACACAGAATGCAAAGATAATGTACCTTATCCTATACTTGATGAAGGCGAATTCACATTAACAACAAACACCACCACCAATAAAAGAATGGTAGCTATGAGTGTTGTTGACAATTCTTTCACTTATCAACATGAATTACCATTTTTCAACGATGAACTATATAAACAAGATTATACAACTACTTCATACGGTGAAAACAATCAGATAATTATAAGCCATCAAGTCATTAAACGATATAAATTTCAAAACAATCACTACATTATCGTTTTAAACAGCTTAGCAAATCAAACCGTCTTTGATCACATAACAGCTACAGCTGAGGAGTTACAATTATTCACGCCAAAAAACAACAAAACAGCAATTTTATCCAATCAAATCAAACAAGCCGATGAAAACTTAGACAAAAATAATGCCGAAATACCTGTAGAAATAGCACTCAAACCAGCATTAGTCAAAAACATGCTTATTCACACCACAGAAACCCATGTAGACGCAGACAAAATCATAACCAACTATGATCAATCATTATTAGAATCTGGTTATGTATTGAAAACAGAAAAAGCCGTATATCGACTACATGAAGGGTTTTTACAAGCACATGTCATAATAGAAGAAGGCAGTTTATTCACTTTCCACGACAAAATAGCATTCAAAATTTTAGTACCCCTAGAATTAATCAATCAAATGGTTCGTGAATTAATGACACTACCGGGAGATCGACACAATATCACCACTTACACATCAATCATTAATAGTAAAATGATAGCTTATCCATCTGTATCAGTCACAGAGTTAATACCAATATTATCTCTAGCAATTGAAGAAGCCAAAAACGGCATAATACAAATAGCCAGTTTAATTTCTGGGGATGGAGTCAAGCAAATGGCAGATATTAAATTAGGAACAACAAAAGTTTCACCACATGTACTCTCAACACCATTTGATTGGTGTTTATTAATGTTCCTCTTCCTGTGGATACCTCAATGGCCAAACATAACATCATTACTCTTATACCATATTAGGAATTCACAATCTACACTAGAATTCTGGAAAAAGAAAAAAGACGACAACATAATCAATTATTTAGGATATCATTTCTTTAACAAATTCTGGATTAACATATTTGCCTTAACATTAACATTTACTACACTAAGTATTTGCATCAGCCACATGGAATTTTCATACACAGCTTTCTTTGCTGTTATAATATCACAAGCAATACGGATCACAAAATCTATACTCTTACATACCCCTCTAGGTTATTTAACCCAAATCATTTACTCAATAGTATCGTGCTTTGTAGTACGATCAGCAGAAGGGGATGAAATAAGCAATGAAGCAATCATATTATCTTATCACATAGCAACTATAATATTAGGTTACCTTTACTTTAAAGTAGCAAAAAAAATGCTGAGTTACGTCATACCTAAAACTCAAAAATGGAACTCACGCATCATACCAACTTCCTGCATATCTAAAGACAATTTCGAGGAAGTGGGCGGTGAATTAGACAGAGACACTAAATGGAATATGAAATTACCTTGTAATTTAAGCCAAACTGAATTCTTGCAACTTAAATGCACACAAACGAAAGCAGGCTTAAAACAAATAATGCCAACTCTACCAAATGCACCAGAACCTATCATCTACCATGTATGCATGGGAACAAACTATTGTGCAATGAAAAGACAAGCTACTTCAGTAGCTTATCCAGATCAAGCAATGCTCACCGATTTTGAGCAATGGTTTGAAGTTATATTTGAAACAGAAATAAAACCACTATTAACAGGGTTTCAATATAGCTATGATGGGTGGTACAATCATTTGACTGCAGCTAAACAAGCTGAGTTATCAAAGATTGACCTTTCACAACCAGTATATGACAACTCTTACGAGATGTTTGTGAAATCAGAAAAACAACTCTATGAGAATGGCAAGGCACCCAAAAATAGGTGCATATGCTCACCCAACACATGGCATAAATACGTGTTGGGTCCAGTAACCTACAAACTAGAAAAATTATTCAAAAACTTTAAAGGTTATTGTGGAGGTAAAAATTGGGACGAACTACAGTTAGTATATAAGCAAAATGAAAATTGCGGTTATACTAGTACTATACAACTTGATGGAAGTGGTTTTGACAGATCACAACATTTGGAACTTAAACAGATTGTAGATTATAAAATCTATAAATTTGTAGCTCCTTATGTTCATCACGTTGACAAAAAATTGTTCGATTTTTATTCTCAACCCATATGGCGCAAAATCAAATGTGTCATCACTGTAACTACAGCTGGTGGCAAAAAGAAAAAACAGAATATGGGTAGCATATTACAACGAGGTAAAACATTTTCAGGTAGTATGGATACATCATTAATGAACACTCTTAGAATGGCACTCTATAATCGATATACACTAGAAAGAGTTGCAAAAATCAAAACATGGAACTATTCATTACTTTGTAAAGGTGATGATAGTGCTGTATTCATAAAACCACAGTTTCTCAAACAAGCATTAGAAGCATATGATAAAACATTCACACGCAAAAAAACAGGAATTCACGGATTAGGACAAATAGCCAAATTCATTAAAACAGGAGACATATCAGACATAGATTTCTGTTCAACCCAAACGTACAAAGACACTATAGGCAATTTTCATATAGTACGTAAATGGGATCGCTACTTAACTTTAACACCTTGGTCACGCAAAGCTCTATCACTATCAAAAGACGAGCTAAAAGTTTATAAAAGATCACTCTATGAAAGCAATCTAGCTTGGTGTAAAGGGTTAATCTTATTCGAATCTTTCAACGAATTTTTAAAAGAAGATTTAACCAATATTAAAGTGAAACTCAAGTCAGGACAAACCAAACTATTCTCAGATACAGACAGTTATAAAGACATTGACTTGAATTACTACTTCTCAAAGGATGAGTACTATGCTAACAAAACCAGAATTTCAACAACAGAATCTGACGAATTTGCATATACACAAATGTTAGCCAATAAACACAATATCAACGAGCATCAAATTATAACTTTCGCAGCTGAAAGTCTCGTTGGTTACCAAAGCAATACCTTCCGCTTGTAGAACAGACTCAATGTAACTGCACATAGATACTAATCAATTAACTATTTATTTATTTATTTAATATAAGGCAGCTAAAAGTATAATTATGATCTGGCCAGAGACGCTACAGATTGAATTATAACTAGAGCTCACGCTACAACCTATGTGCACTACAACCACTCCTACCTATCTAAACGGAGTTTTAATATCAAGCATCCATGAG